TACTTACTGGAATAGAACGTCAATCTCGTAGTGATCCAAAAGCATTCCCTGAAGGAGCTGAAGATGTAATATCAGCAGACATTGCTTCCAGACTATTAAAGAACGTAAGTAAGAACACAAGACTTGAAGTAAAAGAATCTGAAGTATTTAAGAACGGATCAACAGGTGGAATGTGTTTCTTAGAACCTTTTGTAGACTATTCATTCGATCTTATAAACGGAGATTTAAAGTTTAAAAAGGTCTCCTCCCAAGACATCTTCCTAGATCCTGATTTCCAAGAATACGACTTAAGTGATGCTAAGTTCGCAATTAAACTTACAAGAGACTTAGTTAAAGACGATTTGTTAATGTTGTTCCCTGACGATGAAGCAAAGATTGACAAGATTGAAGAAGGTAAAATAGATTTTAAATCATTAGGAATAAACGAAGTCTCTCCTGAATTCCCTACCAACTACCCTGAGAATGGAAGAGAAGAAAAGTTTGAAGAAGAACGCGAAGAAAGACTTTATGACCTTATAGACTATTATTATAAAAAACCACAGACTCGTTATTTCGTTACTATCCAAGAACGTGGCCTTATCGAAATGTTCGACACTGAAGATGAAGCAAATGAATACGCAGAAAGAACAGGTGGAGAAGTATTTGATCGTCTAGTTCCAGTTGTAATGCATGCACAAATTGTTGGAAACACTGAGTTCTTTAATGACGTTGTTTGGTCTTATCCTAGGTGGAAAGGTTTCCCATTATTCGGTTATTTCGCAGAGTTAATTACAGAAGATTTATCTGACTATTCATTAAAAATTCAAGGAGTAGTACGTGGCATTAGAGATTTACAAGAAGAATTCAACAAGCGAAGAACCCAAGAGCTCAGACATCTCAATTCTTCAGCTAATTCTGGATTTGATATTGAAGATGGACAATTAAAACCAGAAGAAGAATCTAAGTTAAAGAAATGGGGTTCATCTCCAGGTATTGTTATTAAACGGAAGAAAGGTACACCCCCTCTTGTTCGTGTAACACCAATGCCTTTATCACAAGGACATGCCCAACTAGCTGCTGAGAATTCACAAGATATTAAAGAAGCTTCTGGAGTTAATCCTGACTTACTTGCTAATGACTCTAAGTCTCAATCAGGTAGAGCAATTCTATTAAAGCAACGCCAAGGATTAGTAATGATCCAGGAAATGCTTGATAACTTCAGTGAAACTAAAAGATTGATTGGACGTTTTATCTTATCACAGCTTTCTGAACTATTCACTGTAGAGACAGCAATGCAAGCATTGGGTGATGCATTTATCGCAGACAACTTTACAACAAGAGTTGATGAAATAGTCCACCGTGGTCTCAACAAGATGGAGAATGGTGAAGATCCTTCTCAACTAGAACAAAGTTATATTCTACAGTATCCTGAAATTGATGGACAGACTCCAATTGTAGATCCTGAAACAGGTGAACCATTAACTACCGTAGATACAGATACAGCAATTCAAACAGTTAACAACGTATTAACAAATACAGAGTTAAATAAATATGATGTAGCAATTGGCGAAGGCCCTTTTAGTGAAACCACACGTATGGCTAACTTTAATGACCTTAAAGAACTTGCTCAACAAGGGGTACCAATACCACCTCAATCTTTAATTGAAACAAGTTTATTACCAGAAGCTACAAAGAATAAAGTTCTGAGACAATTGGCAGCTCAGATCCAAGCAGCACAAGCACAACCTGCCGAACAACAGTAAGGAGATTGCATGATAGAAAATTACAGTAATGACTGTGATTATCTTCGCAAAAGATTCGAGCTTCACAACAGTGCCAGTTTGTACCAACTGGTAAGAGAAGTAACGAAATATTTACAAGAGCAAGATAATCTCAAAGAACTAGAGAAACTTAATAAAGACACATTAGTGAAAACTAAAGGAGAACAACAATGTCAGGAGAAGCCGTCGAAGTCACAATTGAAGAACCCGTTGAAAAAGTTGAAGAAAAGTTCGACATTGAAGGTTTAAGTCCACAAGAAATAAAGATGGCCGAAGACCAAGGGTTAATTAAAGAAGAAAAAGAAGAAAAAAAGGAAGAAGACGATGGCGAACTCAAAGAGCAGTCCAAGCCTGAGACCGAAGATAATAAAGTGTCAGAAGAAGTCGAAGAAACCGAAGAAGAAAAAGTAGAAGAAGTCACGCCAACCTTCGATGAAGCAGAGAAAGACGAAAAGTTAACTGACAAGTTCAATAGAAACGAAAAAGCTTTGTTTTGGAAATGGAAGTCAGACAAACACAAACGTCAAGAAGCACAAAAAGAACTTAATGAATTAAAGACGCAACTAGAAGATAATAAAGGCGATTCAGGATCTAAAAAGAAGATCGCAGAGATCAACAAACTTTTAAATGAAGACGTTGACAATCTTACAATAGAAGCGTTACAGAAAATTATCAACGAAGCAGTTGAAGAGAAAGAAGAAGTAGTAAAGCCTGATGTTGTTGCTGAAAAGAGACAAACAAGGTTAAATTATACTGAGAAAATTGGTCTTTCCAAGTACGAAAAGTTCAATGAGTATGCGTTACTTGCAAAAGAAATGACTGATACTTCTCAATTATATAACACAGCAATGGCTGATGCTATTGAGAATGAGAATATTGATGAAGGTATGTTGGCAGAAGAAATTGTTAACTTAGCAAGACTTCATCCGAAATTTCAAGAAATATCAGATTCGGTTGATCCCGAAAAGAAAGAAATTGTAGAGAAAGCTGTTAAAAACTCTAAAAAGAAGGTAAGCAGTGCCTCATTATCTGGTTCTAGTGGGAGAAGAACAATTAATGAAAATGAATTGACTTGTGATGATGCTGGGAGATTATCAATCTCACAATGGTCAAAATTAAGTGATGAAACTAGACAACGAATAAAACAGGGCATTGACCCTTAATTAATAAAGGAGTTTTAAGATGGCGAATTCAGTAAGTATAGCAGCCTTGAGACCAGAAATCTGGCAAAAAGAGCTGACGAAAAATATAGAAGATAACCTTTACTTTAATAAATTCATGGGTGGATCAGATTCAATCATCCAAGTAAAGAGTGACTTAAAGAAAGATCGTGGAGATACTATTACAGTACCTATCACATATAAATTAGATGCAGACGGAGTTACTGGTGATGGAGAATTAGAAGGTAATGAAGAAGCAATCACACCTTACAGTGATTCAATTGCTATTGACCAAGTTCGTAATGCTGTTCGTATGACAGGTGAATTAGATGAGCAAACTAACGTATATAACATGCGTGAAGATGCTAAAAACAAATTAGGAATGTGGGCTAGAGAATTCTTGGAACGTCAATTATTCCTCAAAATGGCTGGTGTTAACAATACTTCTCTTACAGACGTAGGTGGAAATGTTGTTGGTACTCGTGCTGCATGGTCTAACGCTCCTGACAGAGTTCCAGACGCTGATACAGCTGCTGGTTTCGGAGATCGTTACCTTTGTGCTGATTATACAAATGGTGCTGACAGTCTAGCTGCAACTGACTTGTTAACTCCTGAGTTAATCTCAAGAGCAAGAATTAAAGCTGGACAAAAAGGTGCTAATGGAGCTCCAAAGATGAGACCAATCATGATTAGTGGTAGACCACATTATGTATTGTTTATTCACCCTTGGCAAGCATTTGACCTTAAAAACAATGCTACATACGCACAAGCAAATCGTGAAGCACAGATTCGTGGTGAAAAGAATCCAATCTTTACTGGTGCTTTAGGTGTATGGGACGGTGTTATTGTACACGAGCATGAGTATGTGCCTTTCTTGGACATTTCTGTTGCTGGTAATAACTTCTTCGCAAGTGGATCTGGAACAGACATTAGTGCTGATTGTTTTAGAGCGTTGTTATGTGGAGCACAAGCAGCATTGTACGCTACAACATCAAAATCATTTATTATGAGAGAAAAAGACTTTGACTATGGAAATAAAGTTGGTCACTCTACAGGAATAATGGGTGGAGTTCAAAAGTTAACTTTTAACTCTGTTGATTATGGTGTATTGGCATTAGATACTGCTGCAACAGCATTGGTATAAATTAGAAAATAATTAGGTTGGCATCTTCGGATGCTGACCTATTACTATAAGGAGAATTAAAATGGGAGCAATAACAGGTACTTTAATTAAAGGTACAGAATTTGCAGCAACAAGTAAACTTGTTAATGTAACAGCAGCTATTGGGGCAGCTTCTGATACTATTACATTGACTGAAGCAACTCATGGTATTAAATCAATTGATGCTGTAGTTGGATGTATTGTGGAAGCACCATTAGTAGGACACATTACTTCATCTGCGACAGCAAGTGGTTTAGTTATTACTGTTGCCTCACAAGAGGGAGATGGAACTGCTGCAACCGTATTTGGTACTGTAGTTTCAGTAACAGTTTTAGGTGCTATGTAAGAATTATTTATCAAGGGGAGCTTCGGCTCCTCTTGAATATTCTCTAAAGGAGAAAGATGGCATATTTAATTATAGTTGTTGTATGTCTGGTTGCATATTGTAAATCTTTTACTTACCAACCTGTAGTTGATGATGTAAGTAATAGAGTTAAGCATAACAAACCAGAACAAGAAAAAAGACATTCGCTCATTGTAAGAATTAGAAGAGCCTTAGATGGTAATTACCCAGTAAGAAGTATTGGACTAGATCGAGCTATTACATTCTTTATAAATACTGCTGTTTGTTGTTTAATGTATAAAGCATTTGGTTCGTTAGTAGCAAGCTTATTGTTTGCAGTCAATATTTCTAATAATCAAGTTTCATTATGGTTGAATGGTAAACGATATGGCATAAATACAATAATATGTTTACTTGCTTATATATCACCTTGGTTAATTCCTTTGTGGTTTCTTACACCTT